GTTAGGTCACACGAACGTGATTTAATTATAAATTATGTATTAGTAATATAAGAATTAAGTTTTCAATTAAAGAAGCATTAACAAAGGAGCTGCGTCCATAAGAGCCGGTAAGGCTATATCGACGAGACCAGCGGTGATGTCTTCGCCAATTCCTGCAAACATACCCTTCGCACTATTAAACAATGTAGGTGCAGCCAACGCAGCGCCAGCTCCTAGAGCCTCTTCTTCCATATCATGGAATACTGAGGGTTGAGAGTTAGCAACAGCATGTGCAGCATCAATTTGTCTACTTGTAAGTGGTGGGCGTGTTGAGGAACCGCCGGAGGAAATTCCAAAGCCTGAGCGTTTAGCTGTTTCATGGTATTCTAAATGTATAACTTGTTCGACAGTACCAATAGTAGTATTGGCTGCACAACCAGTTAACTGGATTATCGAGACATCAAATCCTAAAGAGTCAAAAGGCGAGCCAATTAACTGATTAGAAGCGATACCTGAAACACCAATTATTTGGGATCTTAGGTTATAGAAAGTAGATAGACGATCGCCACCAAAACTAGGTTTATGAGTAATCATAATTGACCGTTTTCGGTTTTCGTCAACAGACTTAGAAATTTGGTGCATCTCTGTAACATCAAGTTCAGAAACTGTTGTACACCCGAATGCTTCCCACAAGAACTCATCAACTATAGAATAGTTGGTTTGGAGAGGTGTGAGAGTCAATACAGGGGCAGCAGCACCTACTTGGAAACCATAATAAGAAGTTCTCATTGGGAGTGTTGCGTAACACTCTGTGTTACCAACAGCAACTTTACCACCATTATTCAAGTCGGGGGTATAACATTTAAATGAGGCACCAGCACTAACAACTCGATATGAGTTAAAGGCGGCTAATTGTTCAAATGGAATACCTGCTTGAGGAACGACAGTACCAGACCGATCGGTAGCCGCACTGTTAACACCCACTCCGGCAATAGACCCAATAAGGGCAAACGCGGAGCACAAGGGATTAGCTGTGAGGACAATGATGGCTTGGCCATTAACATCAGTTGTGATATCAATAGAAGCGCGGAAGGAAGTAGCTTGACTATCACGACAGCAAGTCGAAACAGAACCCTCTGCATCTCGGTGCATTGGGGTAGCTAGTGTTCTTATTAAGTTAGCAGTAGTCTGATCATAGATCTTAGGACCGGTTTTCTTTTTATTTTGAATGTTAGGATTATACATTACTAATTGTTTATTATTATTATTTTTATTTTTATCCTTATTATTTTGAGCTGGTTGAACCTTATTGGGTGCCATATATAGTTTCAAAAGGTAACACGTCCTGATTTCCATCAGCAAACGAGTTACCTGTGTCGGCCGTGCCAACAGAACCTAGTATGTCATCTAATATAGACGTTACAACCTTTACACTATAATCTGATTTATTCTTTTCAAAAGTTTCCTTATCGTATTCCACTGATTCAACTATGAATAGTGGATAACTTCCTTTCAAACAAATGTCCTTTCCAAAGAAACAAGTTTCTCCCTTATAAAAATGAGGGGTCTTCTTAGAGTCTCGGAAGTCCTTAATAGCTAGTCGATCTAAAGACCGATATTCTAGTTTTGGGGGCTTAACCGTGGAGGTTTCAGGATCAATTAAATGTATAAAGTTATGGCTGATTGTTGGACGGTCTTTGGGGAGAATGTAACCTACTGGTATTTCTTCACCGAGACGGATCGTCTGACGCAACAATTCACCCTGATAGGGTTCATGGTAGATAGGAGCATTTTCATCAACAAGTCGAGGCTTTACGTATAAATCAACAATAGTTGGTTTATTATGTAAGGCATCGAGCTTATTGTGAAGAAAATTCCCCAGTTGCCGTTGGAATCTAGTCAACCTGACGTTGTTAACATCAGAACTAATAAAACCAAGACCACCAAGAAGTTGTGGCATAAATAAATTATAATTACCATTTTTCGATATTTCAGCAATTGAATCTCGATGATAGTATAAGAACCTATTGTGCGCATGTGATTTATTATTTGCCCCAGCCATAACTTTATTGTAAAGATCATGGACAGGTAATTTCTCACCAATGGCACCAGATTTGGATTGTCCTATTAAAAGGCCACAGTTCAAATATGTAGTTTCTTTGATAACATCAAGAGTTTCATTATAAATAAAACACTGAGAGTTAATAGTAAACACTTTGTCGTGAATATAGTTCTTCCCAATACTCAACTCGAATCCAGCAATAGAAATATATTTCTGCCATATCTTGTAAAAAACAGGATTAGACCGGAAATAAATATCATCGCCATTAACGAGACAAGGAAGGTCGAAAACGTTAACATGGAGAGGAGCCAAACTGGCATCCCTCCCTATATTAATATATTCATCAAGTGCACACTTGTAACAAATCAAGTTAGCTAAACACAGTACAGGAAAGGATAGGATAGATCCCATCAACTGACCATTCACTTGCGTCACTGTGAACGGGCTATCAGGATAACCGACTTTCATGTATTCAGCATAATTTGTTTCCAAGTGAGCTACCCCATTAATGGGATCTCTCAGGAATTTAGAAAACTTATTTGGATATACCATTGTCTGTTCATAAAGAACAGATCGGTAAATTTCCATATCTTCTACAGGGACCTTCAGCGCAAAGCAAAGACGTTCAAAAATTAATTTTGTTAAATTAATATTGAGTTTGTCTGTCGCAGCGGAGTAATCACCTGACACATGGAGATCAAAGTCTAACTTGATACCTAATTTTTCTTCAAGACTATGTTCTAACTCCCAAACTGTTCTAAA